ATAAGAAGAAGCTTCCTCACCATAAGCTTGTCCTGGCTTGTTGAACTCCGGTTTCTTAGTCTCCGGGGAATCCACCACATCCAGCCTACATTCATAGGCAGGCGTCTTGCCTCCATCAAAGAAGAAGGAATCTCCGTCCGTGACGAAGGTGGCAACCACTCGGGTTGTGCCATTCTTCGGTAGGGATTTGGGGTTAGCCTTCTCCACCTGGATCGGATCGGACAGTGCCCCCTTGGGAATCTTCGGAGGTTCTACTGGTGTCATCGAACCATCAGGGGCTACAGCAACACTTTCTGAGGCGGTCACCTTGACAGGTGCCTTACCTACATTAGTGGCTACAGGTGCACTGGTTGTCGGTTGTGCTGGAGTAGCGTCATTGAAGTGACCTCCATAGTGCCGAAGGGCCAGCCCCGCGACGCTTCAGTTCTTCCTGCATTTTGACAGCGGAGGCTTGTGCCGGTGAAGGGGCAACAACTGTTGGTTTGGGTAGGGCTGCATTCTGACGTTCCAGTTCTGCTGCTCGTGCACCTTCAGTACGGGAGTAGTACGAATAGCCGTCCAGATAACGATTTACCAAGCCGGGATCATAGTATTTACTCTTGGGATCAGATACGCGATCTTCGATCCATTTCTTTGCCCGAGTACCGTGTCCGGTAAACCAGCCATCTTTGGTGGCTTCTATGGCGGCAATCGCCAGGTCTGCCGACAGAGGCACCCGAACCTGCTTTCCATTGGAATCAGTCAGCGTGATGCCTGAAGCTACCAGAGGGGCCAGAGAATTTTTGATTTCCTCCTGCACATCAGGATCCTTGATTGCTTTAAGTGCTCCATCGAATGCTTTGCGTCCCGTGGGACTATCGATGACCTCGCTTCCCCAAGCATTCTGAGACATGCCTTCCTGCCTACGTTCTTCCAGTTTCTTTTGTGTGCGTTCGTTGCGGTCCTTGCTTTGCTCTGGTGAGCCTCCTTGCAAGATCTCTTCATTGATCTTGTTAGTCAGAGCACCCTTGTAGGAAATATCGGCATTGGCAGATTCAGCACTAGCCTTGGAAGCAGCGATAGCAGCTTCCTTGGCTTGACGTTCCAAGGGGGCCATCAGTTGTTCATTGTTGAATTTGATGTTACCCCGTTCATTCGCCACATTCTCAGTGGAGACCTTCCGCAGATTCTCCTGGAAAGCCAAGCGACCGCGATCACTCAGATCCGCATCTGCACTTTCAATCAGGGCATTGATCGGATCCTGCAAAGCCAGCGCATTCAGACGACTCAAAACAGGATCATCCTTGGCAGCTTGAGCAACATTCTTGTAGCGAATATCCTGCTCTGCACGCCCTTGCAGGATACCCATGCGATTATCCTGGGCAGCACGAGCAGCATTTGCATCCACCTGAGCACCGAAGCCAGAGAGCATCTGCCCCAGTTCTCCTGAGGATTGCAGTGCTGCCATTTCCTCCGGGGTCTTGGTTGAAGCCAGCCGATTCAGGAAGGCATCAGTGTTGTTCTTCTTGACCTGTTCCCAGTTGGCTTCATCTACCTTCTGCTGCTGTTGCAGCACACCCTGAAGTTGTTTGAAGCCTTCATTGATCCCCATTTGGGATACACCCAGCAGACCAGCACTACCTCGCAGATCAGGGGCATCCACATTTCTCCAAGTAATTGGCTGAGCCATTATGCAATCCCATTCTTAGCCATGTAATCAGAGACCGAGGCATAGGCGGCAGGATTCGCAGCCACACGAGCACGCTGACGATCTTCCAGAGAAGCATTGGTAGTTTGCTTCTGGGCGGCATAGTTCTTAGCGTAGGCATCCTCCTGGAAAGCCAGTTGATCCTTGGCTAGTCCATAGTTCTTCATACCCATCCAGAGATTGCCTAGACCGGAAGCAGCACCAAGAGCTAAGCCTCCGAAGCCATTGATAGTGGTGCCCTCTGGGGTCTTATACCCTACAAGTTTCTCCCATAGGGTAGGGTCAGCTACTTTGGAAACACCAGTATTGATGGTATTTGAGAGGCCCATATCATAGAGACCACTCCCCAGGAATGCTTTGGGAGTAGACACACCATACTGCATAAGTGAATCCAAAGGACTATTTTGTCTAAAACCAGAAAGGATGTCCGTCAAAAGATTTCTCCTTAAAAAGAATTACATAGGGTTTGCGTGCCCACCCGATTACAGAATGTTTGTCGGGAAGTATAGTCCCTGCCAATCTAGTAGCAAGGAATACGTCTTGTCAATGTGAACCAGAGGGATCATAGAACGCAACTACCCCAAGTTGTTGAAAGCAAAAGCGTCCGTATTGACTAAATCTCCCAAGGTTTGAGAGATTTTGGGTAGTGTTAGTGCCACATCACAGAATCTTGTGACGGCATCTAGTCCTAATACCCCAATGTTACCTGAATGTACGGTTCTTTCATAATAGTCTGTAGGGGATTCACCAAAGATCACAAAAGGACTCAGGATGTTCTGATTAGCCAATAGATCATTGGCTTTATCTAATAAGGCATCCTGTTCCTTTGCCAAGGCAGTCAAATCTTCAAAGTCTGACTTGATACCCAGCAAATCCTCTTGGAGTGAGGAATTTGCTTCTTTGGCAATACCTGAAGAGAGTTGAAGAAGATCCTCCCCCCAAGGCACACCTTCCAGACTACCCCCATTCAGTACTCCAGCACCCAGGGCGTAACAAGCTGCAATCACTGCCACCAAGGCTGCAAACTTAACGCCTACCAGTTTTACAAAGAGTTTCATGGCGAGGGTGAAAAGCACCATCTCCAACAGCATGTTGGCGACAAACAAAGCCAGTGTAGTTCCCCCAGCAGCGACGGCTGCCATGAGAGGACCAGGATTGAAGGACAACACACTAATGACCACAGCGATGACCAGGACCACAAATTTGAAAAAACCAGATTGATACCACTTCACCTTGGTAATGATCTTCGAGTTGATCACATAGTGCATTGACCGGGCATAGAGCGTTTCTCTATCTGGAATGGTGTAAGCCTCTGTGATTGAATGATCAATTGGGATCAACAAATTCTTATCTGCTGCGGTAGCCGTAGCCATGTAACTTCCAGATACTCGGTACATTACATTAGGACCTACAACACGTATTTCTTCGTAGAGTGTGGGTGTAAGCTGCTTTCGATAAGCATAGCAAGCCGTGTTAAAGTAACTCATTACATTACTGGATTGTCCACTCTCTTGGTCGTAAATTGTGGAGAGAAAAGACACCGCTTCTTCGCTTTGTGTCATGGCATAGGTGCCTACAGCCCCAATACTTCCTGCTACAACACGCCGGTTTAATCCTTCAAGTGCCAGAGACATTTTGAAACGGGCATCTTCAATAATCATGCCAATGCGTGTAGGCGCACCAAAGGACATGACCAAAGGGCTGTCCCCTGCATAGAGACTCTGGATGGGAGTTCCCCCAGTCTTCAGATACATCTTGCGGAAGAAGTCAAAGAGATAGCGGAGGTCTGTGGTGTTTGTTGAGGTGACGGGTACGGCCATCATCATCAACGCACTCTCAACATCACCGATGCCTGGATTTTTCTTGATGGCTTCAGCAATCTGCTCGAAGTCCATCTTCAAGAAGCCTAGAAGCTTCTTGGATTGTTTGTACTCCTGGGAGGTAGGATTACCTAGACAATCAGTTTTGTTATAGCGGAAGTACGCCCAAGGAAAAAAGCTCCCTAGATCATCAAATTCAGTGGAGTGGATCGCGTCTATCTCTGGATAGACACCTGAGCCTTCTTGGTATGACCAGAAGCCGGTATTGGAATAAGGTTCTCCGACGGTCCCAGATTCAGGGGTATTCCAGGAATATTTGGCCTGGAAGAAATCCTGGAGAGGATCCACATAAGCCAAGGAAAGGGTTAGGGTCTCAGTACTTGCACCCCAACGGTACGTGATCACTGCATGATCTTCCGTGGTAGCAGGGTTGAAGCAAATAGGCGTATGTGGGCGGGGTAGTCTTTCTATGGATGCTCGACGACCAGGGGCAAAACCAGAGGTTGCAGCACCTCCCCATTGATAGAGCGCACTTGGGTTGTATTCTGCTGAAGATCCTGCTTTGAGGATGATCTGAAAATCCCAAAGGTAAACTTTCGTACCCTTTTGGGCACTCAAAGTTTTCAGTTCATTGGTGAGAAAATTATAACCATAGAGGTTATAAAGTTTGGTCCAGACTGCATGTTGAAAGTTTTCTGGGCCGAAGTAAAAGTAGTCCATATGTACTCCTTGCCCGACAAGCTGGCTGAGTACACCACAAACAACGTCTTCGCCACTGGTGTTATCCACCAACGTACTCTTTGGCAGGCCGAACATATAAGTCTTCTGCCCATAGGCGTACATCCGTTCAGCACGCGGCCCAATACTTCCCATCAACTCTTCCAGGATGTTCTCTACGAGTTGCGTTCCCTCTTCTTGAAAAAGCCCTCTCAGTGTTCCTGTCTTGACAGAATCAGGGAGCAAGTTATCCTCAATGGCCCGAGACACTGAGGTTCCTACGGTGATTTTCTTCGAGCTACTAAATAGGCCCATAACACCCCGTTAAGCAAAAAAGGGAGCACAAGGCTCCCTAAACCCGAGAGAAAAGAGGGTGTTAAGCACCCACACCGGAGAGCATCTTGTTGATGGCACGCCCAATCGTGGCATCGTTGAGCATGTTGGTCGTGTCCGCTACCGTGCCATCATCAGTAGTACGCCGCACATTCCAGGTATCCGCCATGATCTTAGCAACCTTTTGTTCAGCATCCCGTGTAAAGCCTGTGGTCTGTGCCTGGTACAACGCTTTCTGGCGCCCGAGCACGCTGTTTTCATCAATCCCCAGGGACGTAGTTTGGGCCTTCTCAGTAATCACCTTCTGTGCGAGTAGACCTGTTTCTGTCGTGGTCTTTGTTTTCTGTTCCAACAGAATGTCGTATTCGGCATCCAGCTTGCACTTCTGACCTTGCAGAACAAGATTCTCTGTGATGGCATTCTTAGTTTCTTGCTCCATCTTTGCGGTTTGTGCTGTCAACACAGCAACCTCTGCGGGAACCTTCAATGCGTTGGCTTGCAGGATTGCCAACTCTGCTTGTTTGTTCAATAAGTCTTGCTGTATCAAAGCGGTTTGCGCTATGACCTGGGCAGTCTGGGCAGTCGCTTTTTCAACTTCCTTCTGTGCCAGAAGAATCTGCTGGCCCATCAGTTGTGCTTCAAGATTATTCTTCTCGGACTGAAGCAGGAACTCCAGTGCCGTACGCATCGTGGATTCAAGGGAACCCAGATAAACCGTGGAGTACTCCACACCGCGAATTCGGTTCTGGGAGTACTCCTGTTCCAAATGTGCTTTGGTCGCACGCATCAGCACATCGAAGACACCACTACCCGTAAGTGATGCTTCAGTCAGTGAGGCTACAGTAATATCTGCCATGGTTTATCCAGGTTCCTATTCAGTTAATCAATGGCCTTAGCCATTGCTTGACGGCGTGCCATTTCATCCAGATCATCTTGGGCCAGGGCAGGCAACACTTCCACCGCAAATTCCTTGATGACCTTACCCTTACGGGTAGCACGCCCTTGGGAATCTCTTGCCGTCATAAAAATCTGGCATTCACGCTGAACCAACTGGTTGTAGATGATGCGGGGCACATGCCAGCCTTCCGGGGCATTGAACGGAATGAACTTCTTGAAGGTGCCTACCGTGCTATTGCCTGCGGTGATGATCTCACCTTCCCATTCCTTCTTGGCCGGATTGAGACAGGTGATCCGGATACGGATCAGGGCGGAGGCATCTTTCTTAAGGCGCTGCCTACGCTGGCCTTCAGTCTCCACTGTGGGAGCAGCAGCTTCTTCCTTAACTTCCTGAACCGGAGCTTCTGGTTCAAGGGCTTGAGCAATCTTTTCTTTCAGCTTGGCAAGGCCAATCGACGGATGGTAGCTAATACCCAGCAGGTCAGCACGGGCCTTAAGGGTCGTTAGTTCATCCGGAGTTTCAATCAGGTCTTCGTTCGTGTCCATGGTTTACTTCCAAAGTTTTACGTGAGGGAAACAGGGAGCCGGGGTACTTGGATTCCCGGCTTCCCTGGATTACATCAACTTACGATCAGAGCTTGGCAACAGTCTTGACCAGACCAATACGTTCGGGGCGCAGAACCATGAACCCGTAGTACCATTTCACACTCATGAAGCCCGTTTCACCATAAGGATCAGTACGATCCGCCGTAGCTTCACCGGGTGCCTTGTGCGTGATCTTGAACTTCACGCTCTTGCCATCCGTTTGGAAACCAATGGTGGTGAAGGACTGCTCACCAAGGCAGAGCATCGGGAACACATCATAGAAACCATTGGTTTCATACGTTGCCGTTTCGCCACCTTCTACCGCAGCACCCTTACCTGCCCATTTGAGCATTTCCGGAACAACAACCAGACGGAACTGATCGATAGCACCGACTTCACCAACCACGGTATTACCCGCAGCAGCATACTTCTCCACCGGAATGAACGCCGGGTTGTTATGCAGATCCTTCATCGCTCGGACAGTCGGCAGCAACTCGGAACCCATATACAGGATACGCGCCGCAGGGATGGTCTTGGTATCAATCATGCGCGTACCCGTGATAACCGTGGTGTGCTTCGGCGTACGGTTGTTGTCGAGGTCAATCGACAGGCGCATCAGATCACCATACGACACCAGATCCGCCGAACCCATCTCGCTGTTCTGCGTGGCGTCACCGGCATACTTGATGACACCCGCCGAATTGAGCAGGTCGATTTGCAGGGCATCTTCCGTCATCTCACCCGCACCGTTGAGCATCTCACGGTGGATGTGGGTTTGCAGTTCGGCATCCGAATCGAAGTCCATCGATTCCTGGGTGTACTCATCGAAGAAACCAAACTTCTCGAAAGTACCTTCCAGTTCCTTACGCTTGAAACCCACGCGGTTGACACGACCACCCGATTCCGAGAGCACCGGGAGCTTGCCAGTGATCGTCCCGATGTCCTTGGACGAACCATACAAGTTACCCGAACCTTGGACCATCACCGAACCCGGCACCGCATCCACAATTGTCGCAGCAAGGGTCTGGGTGGTCGGGATCAGTTGGGTCTTGCTGTAGGTCACGGTCCACGGCGTTGCCGAACCCGACTTGACCGCCACACCTGCTTGAACCGCATTGACCGCAGCAGCGGCTGCCGTAGCCTTGGCTTCCACAGCGAAGCTGGAGGTCAGCGCACGGAGCGTCACAACGTACTTCGAGGTATCGATGGTGACACCCGCTGCGTCAATCCCTTGATCGTTGATGTTGGCATCATCGAGCAGCGGCAGGTAGTGGAATTGCTTGATCTTCTTGCCCATGTTCTTGGGCATCGACTTCACATCAGCAAGCTGGCTGAAGAACTGAACCTTCTTCAGTTCGATCAGCGCCTGCTTCTCGTAGTAGTGCGAGGTAAGTTGATTACCGATGGTTGCCTGAGTACCACCAGCGGGGTCGTTGTATGCTTGGCCGTCAAAAGACATAATTCAAATCCTTTATAAATTGGAGACTACAAAAAACGGGGTTGTACCAACTTGGCGAACTCATCATCCGAGAGGGACAGTGGGTTGAATTCCGTCTGTGCTTTCGAAGGACTCGCGGCCTGAGTGGCACTGGCTGCACGCCTCTTTTCACGGAGCTTGTCATCGTTCCCCATCTTCGGTTTCGGTGGCACGATCACGGGTTGCTTCGGCGTTTGTTGCCTCGGGTTCTGTTGAACCAGATGGTTAAACGCACCAACCTCGTTGAGTCGGTCTCCGACTTGCCGGTAGGCTTCAAGATCAGACAAACCTTGCAAACGCCCAAAGGTTCGCTCACTCTCAATTTCATTGCTGATTAGGTCATAGATGCCCGACTGGACATGACTATTGATTACCTTCAGCAGTTGAGGCGTGTCCGCGATAACCTGTTTGCTCTTACCATCCCATTCTTGGCTAACGATCTTCAGGGTTCGGTTGTAGGATTCTGTGCCTTGGAGTTCATCCAAGACAGCATCCAGTTCCAGTTCCCGATCATCAACCGTTTGGACGTTAGGCTTGTAGGCGCTTTCTTCATCAAAGGACAGATCCAGAGGATCCATCCCACTGTCTTTCACGAGCTTGGTGATCGCCTTGGGATCCTTCTTTTCCAGGTCAATCAGGTAACTCAGTTTCTGGGCATCCAGAAGGCCATTGTTTTCCAATAGCTTCAACAACTTCAGATTCGGCTTCAATGCCGCCATCTTCTTGTTGTAGTTGGCCCCCATTTGCATCAAAGCGACAGCATCATCCACACTCTTGATGGTGATCTCTCGCCCATTGGCTTTGAAGGGAGCCAGCAACTTCTGGTATTCCGCCTGGTAATCCACGGTCTCTGCCGGGGATTCCTTGGTGTCTTTAACTTCCTCACCCACATCCGAACCTTCAGGTTCAGACGCAGCAGGTACATCCTTGGCGACTTGTTCTGGGGTGTCTTCTGCCTCCGGGATAGGCTCATCAGGAGTGACTTCTGGGGTATCACTCTCTTCCGGTGCCTCCACCGCCTGGGTCGGCTCGGGGGGTGTCATGTTCATCATGTCCTCATCGGACATGTTCAGGTATTCCGGCGCATCATCCAAGGCAGTTTCCGAGACTTCCTCATTTTCAATACTCATGATTACAGACCCTCCGCCAGAAGTTCATCACGCATCTCTTCATCCGAGGCTTTGGCTTTATAAGCCATCCCTACTTTGAATTGCAGCGTATTAAGGTACTGTGACAAATTACCAATGGCGTCCATTTGAGATACGATACTCTTTTGCGATTGTTCGGTTTGCCGGTCTGGATCAGCTTTCAAATGCACAAGACGGATGGCTTCTTTCTCAAAGTAGCCTTCTTTAATAACCTTGATGAAGTCTCGGTTATTGTAGAGTCTTTCCAGACACTTACCTACTTCAATAAGTTCATCAGAGGCTTTAATGCTGGATTCAATTTGCTGGAGTTCCGTAGCACTCATATAGTATCTACCATTGCTCAAAGGTTAATAGGAATGGGGCAGTAATTCAACGCCCCACAACTATAAAACAATTTATTGTTTATTAGAAGCCAAATACTGCTTAATTAAATCAAATTGTTTGCCTTCTCTATGCTTTTGTTTATCTAACTCCTTCAAATTCATTTGTCCCTGCAATTGATTACCTTGTTTTTGCAAGGCGCGCTCCTGTGTCACACCAGACTCCTGCTCTACGAAGTTAAGGTTCTTTAGATCAGTATCTGATTGCAGATTGCCTTGCTTAACCTGTTCAGTCCCCGATTTAGCCGTAGCCAATTGGGCAGTAGATTGCAGTTGCAGGGCTTTAGCTTCTTCTGTGGCAATCTGCCGTTTAAGCAACTCCACTTCCAGTTGTGCTTTCTCTTGCATCAGCGGATCGGGTTGCGGGGCATACATCTCGATCTTCTTCGCCAGGCCAGGCATCTTGCGAAGGCGTGCAATATCCGAGAGGATCATCTTGCTCATCTCCGGATCCATGTTGTTTCCCATGGTTTGCAGCATGAAGGCCAGTTCCTGGGCCTTGTTGTTGTCTTCTTCCGCCGTGGAGATCGAGAGGCGCAGATCGAAGTTACCGGGGAGGTCATCCCGCCGTACCTGCACGAACTCATCATTAGTGATCCGCACCACTTCGATATCCGACAGGAACTCAGCATTCATAGCGAGGGTCTTGCGCCCAATCGCCACCATGCCCTGGCTCAGCCGACGTAGGATCGCCAACTCACGTTTAGACGCGGCATCGAGAGCACCTCGGATTCCCGTAGCGACATCCCCCAGAGAGGCCGAAGCGATCCCCTGGCTGAAGGCTTTCACCCCGGTAAGGGATTCTGCCTCCATGTTCTGAAGTTGCAGCATGAACTGGGCAGACTGGGGAATCTCTGGGTAGGTGTGCATGTAAATCCCTTGGCGGGGATCCACTTGCGGGTTGAATTCATAATCCATCCCGGCATCGAAGCGTCGGCGGTTGGTCACATCCAAGGCATCCTTACGGACACCCATCTGACCATTAGCCGACTTGCCCATAATGTCGATCATCCCACGGACTACGGCACCGATGATCTTCTGGTTATCTTCGAGCAATGCCCCATCTGGTTCGCCATGGGTGCTTCCTCGCACCGGCAAGTAAGGCACGACGACGAATGGCAAACCCTTATCCGGGAAGGGATTCTCTTCCAGACGAACCAGGACATCCCCTACCCAGGAAGCGATGAAGGGTTTAACCAGACCCGACCCATCGATATCCCACCAGCCCCAGTACTCATAAACCACAAACTTCTTACGCGCTTTGTCCGAGAAGTTAAAGGTAGATGCCCTTTCCGGTCCGGAATGGTCCGGAGTATTGAGAACGGAATCGCCATCCAGATCAACGTAATCCAGATTCTTGTAGCGTTTATCCTTCTTCAGCAGGGAGAGGCTGGCTTCAAAGCTGTAGCAGGCAAAACGTGCCTTACTAATATCTCCCCGGCAGGAAGGATCAATGATCACATTACGGTGATCACAGATTTCCCAGGTAGGCCGGTTATAGACCGTGCGTTGCTTGGTTACTTTCTGGTAACCCTGAATCACTGGCTCTACAGGAACGCCATTCTCCATAGTCAGTTCATGGGCCTGCTTCAGTTCCTCGGGAATATCGGTTTGATACTGGCTGGGCGATTCCTGGCGCATTCGAGCTAGGTCTTCATGCACTGCCTGCATTTCTGGATTCACCTGAAACTCGATCACAGGCTCCTGGTCTTGATATTCTTCTTCCTCGAATTCCCAGCCCAGACGCACAATTACCGTGCCTTCATCCACGGCAGTACGCACGTACTCGTCAATGAACTTCACCTTGTCAATCTGTGTGTTGAATTGGTAGTTCAATACCAGTTCGTTCTGACGCGCTGCATCCCGGTCTTCCCAGGTGACAGGCTTGACTTTAAACAAGTCATCCGTACTCAGGAAAGGTTCACTGAGTGCCGGATATCGCCATTCAGCTTGTTTACGAATCAGCTTCGGTACGATCTTGGAATTGTTCTTCCCTGACTTAACCTTAGCCTTGCCTCGGACATGCAGGTTATCCAGCCACTCAGCAATCTGACTGACTTGCGTATCGTGCATCGGTTTGGCCTCTTGGACATCCACCTTCAGTTCTCGTAATGAAGGTGGGTTCTTCCATTTGGTCATTGTTTTGTGGATATTTGCTGCAATTTCCTGGCGATTGTCCATTAAGTAAGCCTCTTAGCAATATAATCATTCATGTTCTAATCACACCCAATTAAGGAGTAATTATGCGTATCAAACCCCTACATTTCAATTTCAACAAGCCAACCAAAGGCACACATGGAGCAGGTGCTTATGATCTCTATATGCCTGTTTCCGGTGGTATTGAGGAAAACGGTATTTGCAAAGTCGGCCTCGGCTTTGCCGCCGAAGTTCCCGCAGATCATGTAGCCCTTATTCTCCCACGTTCTGGTATTGGCGCAAAATACGGAGTTGAATTGAACAACTCATGTGGTGTTATCGATTCAGACTACCGTGGAGAATGGATCGCTACATTAAGGACAAAAGACGGAAAAGAATTCAATTGGACGGCGGGGGATCGGCTATTACAATTCGTAATTGTTCCGGTTATATCCGTTGAATTGGAGATTGTTGATGAATTAAGCAACACCGAACGAGGAACAGGTGGTTTTGGTTCATCTGGAAAATAAAGGAAAAGTATGCCTACAGTAGTTATCCGGGAAATACCTAATGAGGGGGGCAACCCCTCTTTAGTAAATGTGCGAGTAGTAACCGAAGTAATAAACCGAGCACCAATAATGGTGAGTGAGGATGTCCTTATTGGGCCTAAAGGGGATCCAGGTATTCAAGGGATACCCGGCACCATTGGGCCGCAAGGTCCAATAGGTTTACCTGGTCCTCAAGGGGAACCTGGTCCTACTGGAGTTACCGGAAGTGTTGGGCCCCAAGGCCCACAAGGTCCGCAGGGAGATGTTGGTGATGTCAATCCGCAGATGCCACTCATCCTCGCCGCCACGGAATCTGCGCGTGATGCCACACTTGACGCAAAAACGTCGGCAGTGACAGCCGCGACAGAC